CGCCGCCATCACCATCGCCTCCTCCGGTCATGACGACGCCTATAGCCTGAGCAAATTCAGCTATAGTCATTTTATATGTATGAATACCATCATCAGAATATATAATAAATCCATCCTGAGTGACAGCATCTATGCTAGGCATATTGCCAATACGCATGCCCTGTTTACCTTCAACAATAGCCATAATTCACTCTCCTTTATTCAGAATATATCTGAGAACTGTCTGGGAATCCTGTATTAATATATCCACCATAACCATCTTCAATACCAATGTATGGACTATACAGTTTAACAGTTCCCTTCTTATTAAGTTTTGCGGTTCTTTTAACAAATGAATTGACAGGATATCCAAGTGTTAACTTAGTCTTCTGACCTGTAGTACAATCCACTTCTATAGCTACAACTCTCAAATATCCATCATAGTTATGGAAAGAACTCACAACATGGACATAATCGCCCAAATATAAATCTTCGAGGTACTTAAGTTGCTCGTATCCTCGATAGTTTCTAAGGTCTACAAAGTCTACTTCTACACTTATAGACTCATTTCTAAGTTCTCTAAGATCGTTTACTGCAGCTTTATTAAGCCTTTCTCTTAGATTTTCCCAAATATAAAAGTGCTGTTTAAGAATCTCTTTCTTAAGTTCCTTAATGAAACCGGCCTGAATCCAAGCCTGAACACCATCTCTATTTGAGTTAAAATTAGAAGTTGTCTCAGCACTTTCACTGTCTGATCCAGTACTAATCGATCCAACTCCTTCTCTATTGTAATCGGTTTCGGGATGTTTATTCGTAGTATTGAAGGACTGAGCGTTAGTATCAAAGTCGTCTGTAGTCTCATCGGCATAACCATGCTCATTGAACCAATACCATTTGCCATCGATCTTAGCCCACTGACCCCATAGATACTCTCCATGACCGTCAGTATATCTCCAGCCCTTCTTGTATTTCTTCCACTTCCAATTCTCATTAGAAAGATAAGTACCCTGAATAACACCTTTAACTTCGAAATAATACCAAGCCTTTCGCTCAGCACAATATAAAAACTGGCCTGCTTCTGGGTAATTGTTCTTCTCAAAATTCCCATACTTCCAGCCAGTTATACGATAACTATTTCCATCGGTACCAGTTCTGAACGTCCATTCGTCATCATCCTCTTTAGTTCTCCAGCCTTCCTCATTAACATAGTAATGACGATTCTTAGATTCTTCGATCCAGCATTTCTTCATCATTTTGCCATTGCTGTCTTTATACTGGAATTTCTTATAAGGATATACTTTGTACTTCAGTTCATCATAAGTACCTTCTTCTTTTTCTTGTTTCTTTTGTTCATCTATTTCTTTCTTCTCTTCTTCAGTAAGATTTACTTCGGTTTCAACCCATTTGTAATCCTCGTAGTTGAGAAGATCTTTTGTTATGTATCCACCAGTATATCCAAGCTTTCCATCAGTCTTTTCTTTGAGTTCACCATAATTGAACCAGTACCAAACATTACCAATCTTATGGTATGCATAAAAAATACCGTCAGACTTATTCTTCGTACCATAATACTGACCGGTTCCATCTGTATGCCAAGACCATTTAGCAACGTTAGTCTTACCACACCAAGCAAACCCATCTTCTATAGCCTGACAAAATATATTGGCCTCTTCTTCATTAGTACACCAAGACAAGACTGCCTCATTTTTAAGGTATTCTATAGAATCTTTAAACGAGTAGAAAATATAACCGTACGGCAAAGCAACCCTATCCCTTCTAGGATAGTAAGGTTTAGTGTGCATATACTCCCAGTTATTATGTGTGATCTTCTTGTCTTTGATCTTGATCCTCTTTTTATGATTCCATGAACCTTTTCTTGCTAGAGTTAGGTATGATTTTGAAAGAGATGCAGTTTTAGTCTTAATAGCGTTAGCTGCATCACTTGTAAGCTTCTGACTTAGTGTCACTTCATTAGCAAAATCGTTTGGATCAGTTTCAGAAGTGTCAATCAGAGGAATATCATACTTAATTGATCTAGCATGGACGAATGGATACTCATCAATGTTTGGTGCATCCTGATACTTTGGAATACTTGATGTATTAGTTATCTGAACACGCTTGTAAACAGTCTTAACAAATGAGCCAGCACTAATGTCGGTTCTCATCATAGCGACCTGATCTAGGAATTTTGGAGGATATGCCAATCCACCAGCTACATCAGTTTCTCTAATGATAAGATTCTCACTACCTTCACCGTAATCCATAATAGGATATACAACAATGTCTTTTGTCTGTTTAAAAGGTAGGTCTTCATCCATAGCATCAATTGCCCAATACATCTGATTAAGGTATTCTGATGTTACTGGACTACCATTACGTGTCTTAACAGTAACAACATTAGCAAGAAGTAGGAAGTTAACAAATGTTATAGCCTCCAATGTAATCTTCTTTGAAGCTGTTCCTGTATTAGGTATACCTTGTGTTTTATTGGTTATTACATCTGTATATGTTGTGAATACGGAAGTTGAAATTTCTCCCTGAGGTCCTAATTCCTGAGATGGTCCAAATTCACCTTCAAGACCAATATCCGAACCAGAACCCATTTTACTGTTATCATTAGCTTCCAAAAATAAAGCAAAGTCAAACAAATTAAAGTAGAAATAGTCAACCTGCCTCTCCACAAATTCACCATAATTATCGGTGTACTGTTTAAGAGCCATCTGAATATAATCCATGTCATATCCATCCTGTGATGTAGGATAGATTCTAGTTACCACATCGAATGTATTCTCATTAATTGAGATACCTGACATGTTAGATTTATACTGAATTAGATAGTTGTCAGCATCCTCTACAGTATGACCGGTATTCTCAAGCAACCTATAAATATAATTGTCATATACTACATCACCGCCAAACATATTAATGAAAGTTGCTTCATCTGTACCACATATTATCTGCTGCATGTTACTGTTTTCAGCATAGATACAAGCTGCTGAACTATCTATATCAGTTTCTATAGCATACTTCTCTGGGTAAATATTCATTAGTTTACTAGCAACATCTTTTGCAGTAACATTTTCCCAATATACGGCATTTACAGGACATTCAAAAGCTGATTCCTGAGCTACAGGATATCCAACAATCTCTATCTTATCGAAATTTCTCTGAATATCATAGACTCTCCATAGCTGATTAGGGAACTTCTGCTCTCTGAATACTCTAACAGGGACACTAATTATGCATCCCTTCTGAATAAAACTGTCGGTTCCATCTTCTCTATAAGACATAGATAAAGATAGTTCCCAGTTAGAATTTATTTCAACACTCTCAACGCATGTATCAGGCTGTATAACGACATCACCATTGCATTTGAAGTCGTTATAGTTAACACCCACACAATACATTGAGTATCTAGATTTCAAAATATCAAGGTTTATGATACGATAGTTACCCTTTACAATCTTGAGTACATTATCACTTACCAGATCATCGACAAACTCCTGAGGTGTGTAGTCTCCAACATCCTTACTTCTCATTATATCTGCAAATTTGTTAACAAGAAAATAATGCTGAATTGTACTGTCGTTTGTAATACCAAATAGCTCATAACCTAAAAGTTTACCGCCCGGAAGAGACTCGTATAAAGTTCCTGTATCATAGGCTTTACCACGATCCGTATCATCATAAATATAAGTCTCATTCTCATTAAGACCAACCCATGGTGATCTATTCTTTGCAAGTATGAAACTATAATATAATGAAGGCCACATTTCAGCCGAAGCTTCAATACCACTTTCAGTATCGTTAATGATCTTGTTTACCTCAGTATCGTCGATTTTAAAGTTGTTCTTTATAGCTTCTTTAAAATTATCAAGTATAGTGATCTTAGCTTTAGATATTGAACTATTAACTATAATTCCTGATTCATATAAGCTATATACCCACTGCTCTATAGCTATGAAATTCTGAACACGCTGATCTGGTTTAGTAGGATCTATACCATAACCTTTAACCGTCATATAGTTCTTGAATGTCGGAATATCAACGAAATAGTCCGTTATAGAGACCATGTTAAACCAGTCTTCAAGAGCCGTTATAAGATCATCATACTTCAGTATTTCACTTTTAACATCGCCTTTAAGAATTATCTGATTATCATTAAGATAGGTAAAGAATTGATCAACACTTTGATAAATAGATGTTGTGTATTCTCTATACTCAATATTAACTAAGCTTGTTATCTTATCCTTAGAAATATACCAACGAGATTCAGTAGGACTAGATACACAACTATAGTATACTGAATCAATCGCATAATCTTTGAAAGCTTCAGGACTGAATACTTTTATCATATAGCAATTCCCCTTCTTGTATACATTGTTATGTTTCTAGTACCGGTGTTTTCCACGGTTACATAGCTATTTCCTGGGATTCGTAATGTATCGTATTCCCCAGTAAAATATTTGTTTATAGGATCTGAGTTATTATCATAAGCCTGCATATTATTTGTATCAATTATTGCTTTCTTTCCATTTAAAGCAGTTGAAAAAGCAGCTTTTTTAGAATTAGGGACCTCAACTTCCCCTTGAGACTTTAATGTGTAAGTAGTCTGACCACTTACAGTAACCTTATCATAACAAGCCACCATCAAATGAATTTTTTCATTAGCGTCTCTTATGGTGTCACTAACAAATATCGGCCAGCACTCACTATGAGGTCTTAAGTTTATTGGCTGGTATTCATAAAGTGCATAAGGTACTATGTTTATAGCCTGATTACCACTGAATTCGTACTTAAATGGGAATATCTCCATTGTACATTTTATTACTGCTGCCTTCTCATCTGCATCTGAAACTTCATTAGTAACTGATACAACTTCAAAGTAGTCATATGCTGTTTTACCCGGCTCTTTATAACTTACTCTCTTAGCGTTGTTTAGAATGTCCAAAATATAAAACGTCCTGTTATAGACGTTATTCAGCCAATCATCATTACTAGCCTTGAGTTCGGCAAAGGGCCAGGCATCAGCAACTAATATCTCAAACTGTATCTTAGCATTCGAACGCTTCAATACAGTAGAATATATCTCACCAGGTCTTCCCGGTATCTGTTCTTTTGTAGAGCTGTTAGTAGACGGCGTTAATGTCGGTCTTCCTCGCATTAATCCATAGAGCGAGATCTGTTCCCAGTTGCTATTAATGGCAGTTTCGCCGAGCTGATTAGGTTTATTACTGACATACAAGTCTATCAGGTTGTATTTCCACCCGCTCATTATTCTACCTCCAAAAAGTTTACTCTCATTTTGAAATTACTTTTGCCATTGATAAAGACCGAGGGCCGAACTCTCCATCGACACTAATTCCAGTTCTTTTCTGGAAGTCTCTAACAGCAGCATCTGTGTATTTACCGAATTCTCCATCGACAGCTAACCCGTATCCACCAAACCAATTGAGGTAAAGCTGGAGATTTTTCACCTGTTTACCTGACGAGCCTTTATAAAGATTTGGTGGGATAAGCGGGTAAGTGCCTGTATAGTGATGAGCATTGGTAGCTTCTGTTTTGCCTGTCGCTGACCAGTCAGGCCTACCGTACCCATCGATTTTTGATGATGACAAAGAATACTTTTTCTTGCAAACCTCGCCACCATTCGGTACCACACCTGAAGTTGAAGATGTATTTCCCTCAACAGTGTATACATATGTTTTAGAAACTTTGTAAACAATGCCTGTATGTCCTAGTTCATTGAGTGAATCTAAGAAGAAAATCTGATCTCCAACTTTTGGGCCTGTTTTGTAGTACCTTCCTTTGTTTTTAAAGAACTGGGCTGAAGTTGGACAATAAGCAGACCAACCTCCAAGCATTTTTGCTGCTCTTTCAACGCCATAAGCTTCGATAAAACACCAGTCTACGAAGTTATCACACCAGTAGACACCGTTGGCATAAGGAGAACCTATAGCATCAACCAGGTCTCTAGAATACTTTGTATAATTGTTGTATCCTGCGTTGGCCGTCTTGCTATCGAGATAAGCATCACTAGCCTTTTCACAGTAACCAACTTCATCTAAGGCGATGTTGACCACTTTCTTAGGATCTAATTTAGCCATAAGTTTTACCTCCTTAATATCTTCCGCCTGTAGCCATCATGTAACCCATTTCTTCTTTATTAATCTGACGTATCGTGTAATTGGATGCCGTCTTTCTAAGTACAGTTCCATCTACAGTCGTGTCAGCATTAACATTTATGTTAACACCATCCATCATATGTTCGAAGTCGGTGTTAGCGAGTTTATCTACACTTGCCTGAAGTGCTGCCACTTGGTTAGCAAGTTGTAACTGATTATTGTCCTTTATAGCTAACTGTGAATCAGCAGCTAACTGAACAGTTGTAGGATTATTTAAAATATCCATAAATCCACTATATTGACCCATATTATTTGTATCTAATACAGGACGTATAGTCGGTGTATAAGCCATGGTATTATCAGCTAAAGCACTATTTAATGAATCAGCAAGAACATTCGCAGTACTAGCAGCTGCAGTTGTAATCTTACTGGTATTAGAAGCACTCGTAATATAAAGCAATCCTTCTATAACAGAATTTGCACTATGAATAGCTTTCTTAGATGGTGAGTTAACGTCAATACCTTCTTTAGAATTAACGCCCTCATCGATTGTAGCTCCTATTTCAGCAGATACATCCAATACCTTTCCGAGATTCTCACTACTTCCTAACGAACCAACAAGACTATCAATATAAGTATTACCAGTTGCATCACCCTGATCACCTAAATCAGTATCGAACGATCCAAATATGCCCATAAGACTATCTGAACTTGCATTACCACCAACACCTAAGAAATTCATAAGTGATGATACTGTATCTTGACCTTCTTTACCTTCAATAGCTTCTGTAGCGCCTGAAGACATTTCTTTAACCCAATCACCAGTAGCCTCATTAAGCCTATAGCCGTCAGCTTTCATAGCTTCAATTGCAGCGTCATCCATTTTTTCAATATCTTTAGCTAATATAACTTTAGCATTGTCTGTTGCTTCTTCTGAAGATCCGGTTAACATACCAAAGAAATATTGCTTTAACTGTTCACCATTTCCGTATTTAGAAATATCAATACCATCTAAAGTACCAAAGAAATTCTCAACAGTATCTTCAGCCGCTTTACCTGCTGTATCAGACTGATTTAAAATTTTATTCTGTTTATTAGCAGCAGTTTGCTCAACATTTGAAGTATCATAATTAGCTATTGCATTATTTTGAGCGCTATATAAAGCTTCTGCATCTCTATCAGCATGCTCTTGAGAAAGTCTTTCCCAATCCTGTTCAAATGTATTATGAACTGATTCAGCATTATCACGCATAAATTGAGCTTGCTGAGAAGCGAACTCTTTCCACTTCTTAGGTGCTAATGGCGATTTAGCCTGTAAATCCCAATATCCAGCTGCAAAGTTACTATAAGCTTCTTCTATACCAGATCCAATAGTATCTTTATAGTTATCAAAAGTATCTTTGAGAGCCTTTATAATGGAAAGAGCTAAATATGTAGCCTCATCAACCAATGCGTCAGCTTTTGATGCTAATCCTGCCATTAAGCCTATAGCAAATTCTGATGCAATAATAGCACCAAAATATCCATACATCTGAGCACTCATAGCTAATTCGGCCATACATGCTAATACAGTATTATTAAAATGCCTAAATAACTCAGGAAGAGTCTCTTCAAGCATCTCAAATAGTTCTGTTACACTTTCTATAACTTTTCGTTCAACATCGATCTTAATCTCGCTAATAATATCAATAACAGTTAATAAGAAGTTCTTAATAGCTGTACCAATTATTACTGCTTTAAGACTGAGCGTTTGAACAAATAGAGCAAAGCCAAGAGCCATGCCAACAGCAATATCTTTTATTGACTGTGTTAAAGCATTCGATATAACATGTATACCTCTAGCTATCTGATCAGAAGCCTTGGTAACTCGTTCGAATGTCTTTAATAGACCATCGATCGCTTTAATCAGTACTGCTGCTGATAATAATATAGAAGATACACCGATTCCAACTATAGCTAATGCTCCACCAAGTAATACTAATGAAGCGCTTATAGCTGAAATACCAATAGATGTTACTATTGAAGTTAAACTAAGTTGTAATAACAGTTTTACTAGTTCTCCTAGTTTTTCAATATTTATTTGATCATAATCTATCTTAGCCAATTTACCTATTGACTCAACTACAATATCAATAGATTTTGCTATTATGCGAATGCTTGCGGCTAATAATAATGATAAAACTCCGAATGCAGCGGCAACACCAAACATTACTCCTGCGCCACCACTTTTAGCTATAGCTGTTAATACACCTAAAGCAATTGTCAATGTAATAATAACCGCTGCTAATGAACCAGCCATTCCTAATATATTGTGCCAATCATAATTACCTAATAAACTTAATGCCTGTGCCGCTGGTAATAAAGCTAAAGACATAAGTACTAAGGCATAAGCTCTACCAGACATTGTTGTTGCATTAGCAGGGATCTTTGATAGAGCCCAATATACACCGGTTAAAGCAGCTATAAGAACTAATAGTCCAGCAGCAGCCATTCCTACCGTAGCCCAATTACTCTGACCTGTATAAGCAATTAATGCTATTGAAGCACCAATTACACCCATAGCTATTAATAACCATTTTAAGCATTCTAATTTTTCATTAAGTTCTTTAGTTACTTTGGAACCACCTGGAATCTTTTCATTAATAACCTGAAGCATCTCAGTCATAACATATAAAACGCCAACTATTGATGCACCAGCAGCTAATAATGTAGCCCAATTTCCTTTGGTTACTCCACTAATAAGTGTTAAAACCAAACCTATAGCTCCGACTACAATAGCCATCATCGCCATGGTTTTTGCTACTTGTTGCATCTTAGCTGGTCCAATTCCCTGCTTTGTAAAAGCAGTCATCATCATTTTAGCGCATATACCCAATGCTATTAATACTCCAGCCATAGCTCCAGCTGCGGCTATTAATGGGGCAAAATTATCTTTGCTAACCCATGTTAATCCAAGTAACATAAGTCCAATCATGGTAACCAAACTTACCATTTGCATTAGTGGTTGGACAGTGACTTTTCTAGCGTATTTACAAGCCATAAGCATTGATATCGCAAATGTCAATAACACACCACCAAATATAATAGCAGCTTTTGTTAAAGCTTCTTTATCTTCTATGAAGCTCATTAGTGAGACAAGTAAAGCTAAAGTAGCCATTACTGCTATCATAGCTAAAAATGCTTTAGGGTCTGTTGCTCCAGAGAATTTAGTAGCAAATATAATAGCAACCATTAAAGCTGTTAATTGTGCAACAGCTTCACCACCCTGTTTTAAAGTTTTTTCATCTAAATATCCAAGGAATGCTATAACTAGAGATAATGCTCCAAGTGCTAAGGCAATCTTTAATATGGCTGATCCAGCTTGTTTTATTCGATTTCCTTGACCAAACATTCCTATAACATATATAAGTGCACCCATAGTAACCATCAAAACAGTCAACGCCGTGGTTGCACCTAATAATTTATCAGATGGTATTTGAGAAACTTTCTTAAGAGCTCTGGAGACAGCTATAACAGCTAAAATAGCAGATAATATAGTTGCAGCTACTCCCGTTGGATTATGAACCATATTACCAATAACTATCATATATCCAGCAATAGCACCCAAACTAAGTACGGCTATTATTATTGCCGACACATTTTTCTCAATATCATCTTTATCAACTCCAAATTTAATGAGCCATTTTAACGCTATTTCAAGTGCTATTATTGATGAAACCAAAGCTAATAAGCCAAGTCCACTACCAAATGACATATTAGATGATGCTGCTGCAACCATTCCAACTAGCAACATAGCACCAGCAAGTACACCTAACTTTTTACCTATACCGGTAATATCCATTTTATTAAGAAGATTTAAAGCTCTTACTAACAAATATACTGAACCAGCATAGAATATTAACCATAGTCCTGAAGATTTGATCTCAGGTCCGAGTTTATTTATTACTGCTACAACACCAATAAGTGCTGCCATAAGACCTACTAATACTCCTAAAGATATCCAAGCGTCCTTATCCCAATCTATTTCAGCCATAACAGCCATTGCAGCAGCCACTAAGAATATAGAAGCCCCCACAGATAGCAAAGCTTTAGCAAACGCCTCCATAGTCTTATTAAACTTATCAGCGTCTTCTATTTTATTAGATAATGATGAGATAACGCCAATCATTACAGTCAACAAACCAACAACTAAACTCATTGCAATCATTGGTTTCGTTAAATCGTACTTATGGCCTATAACAGCTAATGCAGCAATTGAAGCAAACAATAAACCGATGGCAATTGCTAACTGAGTTATCATTTTAGCATCACCTTTTCGTTTAAAGTATTGCTGGACACCCATAAGAGCTCCTCTCATACTCTGAAATACTCCAGTTAATTGTTCTGGCAAATTTGCAAAAGCCTGCACTGCATCTGAAATCTTATAAGTAAATACACTAAAAGATACAGAAGCAGCTACTAATGAACCACTCAGTCCAATAAGAGTTAATTTAGCAAGGTCTATGTTCTTAAATCCATTGGCTAATTTTTTTAGAACTCCTTCGCCTTTAGCTAATATTCCATCCGAAGATCCAACGCCAAAAGCTTCACCCATATTAGAAAGAAATTCACCAACACTTCCACTACGAGATAAACTATCTGTTGTCTTCTTAATATTTTCATAACCGTCATTTACTTTTCCAAGATAAATGGCAGTTTTCTCAAGATCTCCACCTTTTTTAAATCTAGCAAAGAAATCTGAGATATGACCTTTAGCATCTCCTGCTAATCCCATCATAGTCTCAAGGGCATCATTAATAGTAGTAAGAATTCTATTCATTGTGGTGTCATCAGCGTCATCAAACACGCCGAAGAAATCTCCGAGCGCACCTTTAGCCTCTCCAAACCACTTAATTAACTGTGATCCTACCCTATCATAAATATCAATAAACTCTTCTTTAAGTTTTTGTACGGCTGGTAATTCAACGAATTTACTAAAGAACTCTTTTAACGTAGACGTAACCTTAGTAAATGTATCAACAACGAATCTACCAGCTCTAACTAAGAGATTATTTGATTCAACAAACTCTCTAAAGCTGTTTATAGCATTTCCGATAAAACCTATGAAAGTCGAAATACCATTTATTATTGTTGGTAATACTTTAGCTAGCAATTCAAAACCACCGCTAACTAATTTTACCAAAACATCTCCTACCATTTTGAAAATACTAAACAAACCTGTAAAGAATGACTCTAAATTACTAGCTCGTTCCTCTGTAAAACCTATAGATTTTACTACTTTTCCAAAACTAGATGTTAATTGACCTATAGAAGCTTTAAGATCTTTGACAGAGAAGACTTTTTTAAATGCTTTTCCGATCGAAGCCACGCCTTTCATAAGGTTACTAAGCACATTAACTAAAGGACTAAAAGCTTGTGTCGTCTTTTCTGCATTTTCAACAGACTCATTACTTACTTTATTAAGTCCAAGACGGGCTTCCATTTCCCTTTTCTTAGCGTCTGTAACCTCATTAGTACTTTCAACGGCCATTTGAGCATAAATCTGATCCGCTTTCTCCATATCGAAATCAGCTTCTTTCATGGCATTAACATAACCTTGTACCTGTTCATACATGTTACCTAATGCGTCTACTCTAGTCTGACCATTACCATATGGATTACCTTGACCGTCTCTTCCAAACCAAATTTCTTTAGCGATTTCTCTAACTTTCTGAACCGATTCATCGATATCGTCAACGGTCTCTTTAACTTCTTCAGCAACTTGCTTTAAGCCTGATTTATGTGCAAATGTATTTATTCTTTCAGTTATACCATCTATAAAGCTGGCAATTTTATTAAAGGCACTAGCTACTTTCTCAATTATTGTAGAAAAGAATCCACCTTTAAAGAATGTTTGGGCATCTTTGTCATAGATCAGTCCTAAAATAGAACTACCAAGATTTGCTATAGCGGTTACGATACTTTTAAAAGGTGCCTCTAAAGGACCTAAAGCTACTACTATAGACCTAATAGCAGCTTTGACGGTTCCGAGAAACTCTATAAGAGTATCATTTTCAATAATACCTGCTGCAAATATAGCTCCTATTCTAGACAATTGAGCTTTAATATTGGTAAGTACACCTGTTAAAGTCTTATCTGCTTTTGCAGCCTGTTCACCAAAAGCTTCAGACATGGCATCTGAAAACTGTTCAAAACTTATTTCGCCTCTAGAAGTCATTGCTCTAACTTCTGATTCTGTTGTATGTAAGGCTTTTGCTAATACAGCAGCTGCATTAACACCATGCGCACTTATTTGGCTTAACTGCATACCCATTAATCGACCATTACCAGCTACAGTGGCAAATATATTACCCATGTAATCAAAATCAGTATTAGTCATGGCCGCTAAACCAGCAACACCTTTAAGAACTTTCTCCATGTGTTCTCCCTCTTTACCGAGTTCAACACCTGAAGAAACTAACTGAGATGCCGTATTAACAGCAGCATCCATTCCATAAGCAGTTCCATCAACAGCTTTACTAGCGGCCGTAAATGCGTCCGTTACATCATCCGCCGTATCAAGAAGACCCTCTAATTTAAATCTAGCATCTGCAATCTTTTGAGCTCTTCCTTTACCGCCTGTTATTATCTGACCAATGGTAATTTGTCCCATCTTTTCAACGAGATTTATAGCACCATTCGTCAATCTTTTTATTACTTCCATTCCAACGATTCCTAAATTAGAGAATCTATTGGATAATACCTCGACACTGTCTGCAACACGTTCGAGATTAAGACTATCTGCTTCTTTCTGTACTCTTGAAAGATCTAAGGAATTTGTGTTGATCTCAAGAGCTTTCTTAAGTCCATCTAAGGAGGTTATTGTCTGTTTAACGCCACGCTCAAAATCTTCATTTTTAAACTGCATCTCGACAACACGATTGTCAACTGTAGTACTCATGTGCCATTAACCTCCTGCCATATTTCTTCAGCCATAGCATCAAAAATGGATTTGAGCGCTGGGTTAATGTAATCAACACCTTCAACCCAGTACCCAGATCCAGTAGCATGACCATATTGTAACATTAAAGCTACATTGAACCAATCATCTACAACGTTATCGTTAATCCAATGAATAGTTATAGTTCCTTTTTCATTATCTTTTTCAATCTCATATCTCCAAGAATTAGCAGTTAATCCTGTATCTCTTGGTGTGGCATTAGCCAAAGCTTCTACCCCTTTCTGTCCATACATTATTAGGTAATGATCGAGATTCATATGTACATTTCTTTTAAGAAACTTTTCAGTCTTCTCAAAATTACCTTTATGTTTAACAGAAATCATAGTCTTTATCCTTTCGAATTGTACTTAGCTCTATTCTTTGCATTTATTGCTTTATTACGAGCTATAAGTTCACTTCTACTCATCTTATTTCCTTCATTGCCTTCTTTAGCACAATAAATTTCAATAAGTTTTATCAATCTATTAATATGCCACTTCTCACACTCTTTAGGAATTCCTAACTTAAACATGTAATAGTATAAAAGTTCTGAGGATAGAATCTCCTTCTTAGTTGGGTTCTTAGATGGTGGCATTTTAACTGTTGTAGCAGACATTGGATCATTAATGTAGTCATTTATCTTCTTGATGTCATCCGGTTTTAAACAATTATACACAATGTCTGGTACATCCTTAGTAATCGTCATCTGTTTTATGTAATCGACACTTTGTTCCGGTGTCATTACCATGTTTTCATTAATGTAAGGAAAAGGTTTATGCCACTTTGACTCCCATTTTGAAATCGAAACTAAAGAATGTTCAAAAACTAATTTGTAATCCTGATTAATGTCTATAAACTCTTTCTTTATGTCGTCATATAGCTCTTGCTTATTTACTGCTATCGCTATCGGCATTTTTATTCTCCTTCTTTGTGTTATCACTTACAATTGTATCTGGAGCTTCTGTTTCATTACCATAGATCATCTTTTCATACTCTTCCTGATCGAATTCTCCATTAGCAAGCTTTGCATTCATCTGTGCTAAAAGAGCTGGAGGCATGATACCATTGAAGAATTCAGTAGCTGCTCCCGGAACTGAAATGAGTTCCATAAGTAATTCACTGTATGCTCTTGACTGTCTAAATTCATCAAGGACTTCCGGATTCTTAATGAATCTCTTACCATCATCAGACTTAACGCCGTATGAATCTGCAATAAAATTCTCAAAAATCTGATATGCTTCAGATGTTTTCTGGGTTGCCAAAAGCCTATTTAATTTACTCTGATAACCATTAGGGCCATCAACTGAAAAATTGTATCTCATAATGTCAGACTCTTCGAGGTTGAAGTAAAAAGGCTCTTTACGTTCAACACCATTGTAGTCTGTATACTTAATAATTTTCTTATACATATCTTTATTTCCTTTCTTTAGAAATTAAGTTTCTCAAAATCTTTATTGATCCTACCTATTAATTCAACAATAGAATCAACATCTTTTTCTGATTCACACTTATTATAAGCTATCATCATTACTATTTTATTGTCTTTTGGAATGACATAACAGACTATATATTGTGCATAATTTCCAGTATTTACTTTATAAGCGGCGCTTAATAAAGCTTTCTTGCCTTTTTCATTTTCTAAAAATCTATAGTCTATAATCTTTCCATTATTAAACAACCAATTATAACAAAGAATATCAAAAACGTGTTTTTTAGTATATTCTTCATATTCTTTAAGTGTGGTGTCAACATAAAATGTTAAAGATGTATTATCTTTAGTGTATATATGCATAGTATCATCTTCGGATTTTAAATCAAATTTACTTGGCACTGTGAATTTGTAACCATTTAAATCTTTTTCCGAAGGAGTTTCTGTAGCTTTCTTAGCTTTTTTCTTATTATGTGCAATAAGAATGCCGCCTGTAATAAGAACGACAGAAGAGATTACTACGATTTTGAAAAAAGTTTTCTTATTCACAGATTATCTCCTTTGTCTTCTTATTACGTTGGCAATTTAATTACTTAGCCTGCTGCATTTACTTTTACTGTACATGTATCATTATATGTTACGCCTGAATCAGTAATAGAAGCAGTTATAATAGCTGTACCAGCTGTCTCACCAGTTACAACACCACCTGATACAGTTGCATATGTATCAGATGACGATGCCCAATCAGCAGTCTCTGTTGAGTTCTTAATTGTTGCTGTAAGTGTTACTGTGCTACCAGCTTCAACCTCGATATAATGCTTATTAAGTTCAATACTAGGAATTGCTGATCCACCAAACAGAGCAAATACTTCTGCCGGAAGTGGCATTCTTGGATCAGCTCCACCTTCAACACCATAAATAATCTCTTCAAATGACTGAAGTGCTACTGGATCAACCTTTGTTGAGTCAATCTCAATATGTGAAGTTGGCTTATACTCGATGTTATTAACTTTTCCAACCTGAATACCAGTTGTCTCAATGTCATAACTCATAGCATCAACATCTGTTGAATCATTAATAGTTCCATATGACTTCTCAACTGGAGAAGCTGTTGCGTTATAGATAAGATGGATCTTATAACCATAATCCTGGAACTTAATGTCGTTACCAATTCTTGATCTGTATGAGAAACCGAAAGCTTTTCTTGTCTGACCTGATACTGTAACACCAGATACTACTTCTTCCTCACCATTACAAGACTTGAAACCATCTGGATATGAGTAGCACTCAATAGTAGCACCAAATTTCTCAGCTGCTCTGATTGAGAGATACTTCATATTATCAGCCCAGATATCGTTAACATCAGCACCCTCAGGCTTATTTGTTACATTAGAAAGACCTGACCATCCTTCACCATTAACGTATGTTCCCTCATCACTAAGCGGATAGAACACACCTCTGTCGACACCTATCTCATAAAAACGTTCGCCGACCTGATCCCATTTTACTGCAAAATCTGCCATTGTCTTATTCTCCTTTAATAATAAAGAACGAGCACATCATGATTAAGATTGTCTGCCACATAGCTTCGGTTATAAGAAATCTCACTGAAATGCTCAATTAATTTGTCAACTACTTCATTATCCGGATCTGTTGAAATGTACATAATCTGATAAGCTTGTCTATATATGTATGTTTTGTTATCAGCTCTTATATGCATTCCTCTATCCCTTG